TTTCGGCACGTGTCACCATCGCGCTGTCGGCGACGGCCCAGAAGGCCATCGACCTGGCGACACCGGAAGCGCAAATGAGCGCGAAACGGGTCCTGGACCTCGCGTTCGGGGCGGGCGCCGGCCAGGCCGACCTCGTCTGGTGGGACCGGCGAACGGTGGCGAAGGACACGGCCGACGACCTCGACCTGGCCGGCGCCCTGGTCGACGGCTTCGGCGAGACGCTGACGTTTGCAAACGTCAAGGCCATCGTCCTCATCAACCGTTCGGACGAGGCCATCGGCGACCACGAGGCGACCGATGCCGAGGTCCAGATCGGCGGTGCGGCGTCGGCGGAGTTCCAGGGTCCGTTTGCCGACGCGAGCGATGCCATTGTGGTGCCTGCCGGCGGCGCTTTCGCCATCCTGAGTGCCGACGCCGACGGCTGGGCCGTGACCGCCACGACCCACGACATACTCGGCATTACCAATCTCGACGCCGACGACGAGGCCGTCTACGACATCGTTCTGGTCGGCGAGTCGGCCTAGTAAGGAGGCAGCACCCACATGCCCTCATTCGACGACAACACCGGCCGGTCCTGGACGCTGCGTATCGACGTCAGCGCCATCCGCCGCGTGCGGCAGGCCCTGGACGTGGATCTGCTGGACCTGGCCGGCGGCCCGCTCCTGGAGCGCGTGGCCGGCGACCCCGTGCTCCTGGTGGATATCCTGTACGTCCTCGCCCGCGGCCAGGCGGACCAGCAGAGCGTGGACGCCGAGGCCTTCGGCGCGGCGATGGTCGGCGACGCCATCGACTCAGGCGTCGGCGCGCTGCTGGAGGCCCTCGCGGATTTTTTCCCGAGCCGCAAGGCGGCGCTTCTGCGGCAGGTAATCGACAAGGGTCAGACGCTCGCCGAACGGCTGCTGACGCGGGCCGAAAGAAAAGTGGCGGACGGGGATCTGGACGCGGCGATGGAGACGCTGGAACGACTAACCCCCGATGGCAATCGGGGGCTAATCAAAAACAAAATATCTGGCGGTTCTGCCTCCAGCTCGCCGCCGTCTCAGGGATAGAGCCCGGCCCGTACACGTTGCGGGAACTGGTGTGGATGGCCGAGGCGCGGGGCCGGGAGGCGTGGGGCCGCACGGCGACGCTGCTCGCGCTGCTGGCGAACCTTCACCGCGACCCGAAAAAACACCGGGCGTTTCGGCCCTCGGACTTCAACCCGTATGAGACGAAACGAAAAACCGGGATGCCGATCGACGCCAAAAACATCGGACTCCTGAAAAAGGCCTTTATATCAAGGGGAGAATCGCCATGAAACGAGCACTGTTGGTTGTGGTTCTGGTCGCCCTGCTGATCCTCGCCGGGTGCGGCGGTGTCCTGCCGGGCTTCCGCATGGCCCCGGCGGAGGAGCAAAAACAGACCGCACAGGTCGGCGCGGATCTGGCGGGCGTGGCGGCGACGTCGGGTCTGCCCCCGCGATCGGCCGCCGCCGCGCAGATGGCCCACGCCGCCCGCGCGGGCTCCGCCTATGCCGGGCCCCCGTCGGAGCCGGTGGACGTCTCCGATCTCGTGCCGCCGGCCGTGACGCGGGCGTGGGACCTCATGGAGCGTCGGGCCGAGGCCCTGGGGATCCGCGCCGACGTGCTCGATCGGACGGCGGAGATGACGGCCGAGGGCCTGGCGGACCTGGCCGCCGACATCGAGGGCCAAGCCAAGGTGAACGCCGACCGCGTCGTCTTCCGTGCGGCCGCCATCGTCCAGGGTCAGAAAATCGGGGCCGAACTTGCCGATGCGATCCCCCTGCCCGACCCGCTGGATATGACGCCCGAAGAGGCGGCGCGACTCAAGCGACTCGACGCCGCGCTCGACAAACTCCAGGTGACGGCCGCCGCGCAGGCCGCGCGGCGACCGACGACCGGGGAGGTGGTCGAGGCCGCTGAGGGGCAGGCACTCGACACGCTGGATCGCGTGGGCCAGGTCCTCGAGGACTACGGCCTCCTGGGTCTCGTGCCCGGCGCCGCCGGCGTCCTTTACGCAGTACGTAAGCGCAAGCAGGCGAAGGACTCGCGAGCCGACTCGGAGCAGGCCCGCGAAGGCGAGAAGACCGCACGGGCCGAGATGATCCTGGCGCGCGACGGCGTCGATGCCGCACGGCGCGACGCCGATGCGGCCCGACAGGAGATCAACGCGGCGCGGCGGGAGGCGACCGACACCGCCAGGGCCGCAATGGAGAAAGTCGCCGAGACGGCGGCGGCGGCCGTGGCGAACGGGCTTAACACAGCCCCAAGCGCAAGCGCGGGGACGCCGGCGCAGGAAACGACATGAACCGGCCGTTTGCAATCTACCCCGACTCGTTCGACGGGAACTCGCTCGGCTACTGGCGGTTCGGCGAGCGGGGCAGTCGCCTGACGCCCGTCGGCGCGGGGCCGACTTTCGCGAACCACGGCGCCGAGGCCAGGCAGGACGGCTACCGAACCGACGCCACCGACTACATGGACGCCGCCTTCAACGGGATGGACGCCCTTCCAAAGGTCACGCTCGAGGCCTGGGTCCGAGACTGGAGCAACCCGGATGACGTTCGCGGCTGTGTCTTCATTTTCTACAACCCGGTCACGTGGGCGGACTACATCACCATCCGTGTCTGTCACCAAACGCCGCCCACCGTCGCGTACTGGAACTTGATGACGAAGGTCGGTGGGGAGATGAAGAGCGACATCGTGTGGTGGGGCGGCGAGGAGATTCTTGTGTCACCCGACCCGTTCCACGTGGCGGTTGTCCTGGACGCCGCATCGACCCCCAAGACGTTTCGTCTTTTTGTGAATGGTGTTAAGCGTGCCGAAGGTTCCGGTGGGGCGATTGCCGGCCTGCCGGCGGACGATTATCGGCTGCGGCTGGCCCGGGCCCCGGGCGCGAGCGACTACACGTCGGCCATCCTCGACGAGGTACGGCTCTCCGCCGCGGCGCGGTACGCGGCGAACTTTCCCGTCACCCGCTTCGGCGAAGGCCGGCGGGCGCTGGCGCGCGGGCCGGGGACGAGGGCGGGCCTCTTTGCGGGGGTGGTGGGATGAAGATACTCGCCCAGGACTACGGCAGGTTCGACCTCTCGAGCCGGGTTCTCCTCTTCACGTTCGAGCAGACCGAGCTGCCGAACTACCAGCACATGAAACTCGAGCTCCGGGTCGGCGGTGACCCGTACCCGATGGCCGGCGGCGGTGTCTACGCCGTCGAGGTGACTCTCGAGGACACCGAGGAGGACGTGTTCCAGGTCTTCGACTCGGATGTGCTGGTCAAGGCCGGCGTGACCGTAAAGGCGTTCGACGCGGAGTTCCTCGCGCAGAAGAATGACACCGTGAGGGTCTACCTGACCGGCCTCGCCGCGGACGTCGACGTCCGGGTCTCGTGGGCCCTCTGCGAGGGCGTCAACGTCACGGAACTCGAGGGCGCCGTCGCGGGCTTCGCGTTCATCGACAAGGCCGAGGCCGGGGCTGGTGGGGCGCTCACGACCTACGACTCTCCGACGAAGGCGGAGATGGACGCGGCCCATGCGCTGTTGGCGACGGCGGCCGTGTGCACCGAGGCACGCCTCGCGGAACTAGACGCGGCGAACCTGCCGGCAGACGTCGACGCACTTATCCTTGACCAGTTGCCGTATGCTCCCGATGCATGTATCACCGTCGAAGCGGGGGCGACGGACCTCGAACGGGGGACCAACCTCGCCACGGCCTACGCCGCAGCGTGCGCCTTGACTCCTGGTGGCGCCGCGCTGTCGCACACGAACCGCGCCTGCGTTCTCCTGCCGCCGGGCGGTTCTGACGTTGCGGCCGTCACACTCGTGCTCGACACCGAGTACGTCGACGTGATTGCCACCGACCCACAGCGGGGCGGACTGCCACAGGCGATGGACGTTGACGAGTTCAACGGAGCAACCTCGCTCGCGCAGTTTCGTCCACCACCGACGGTGGTCTACTCAGAGACGGATGACACGACCGTCGTCGAGCAGGCGGTCCAGGACGTGCGACTGACGGGCTTCGCCATCGCCCAACTCTCAGGAGACGGAAGTGGCACCTACCATGCCTTTCGCTGCTCGGTAGACGACAACGCGGGCTCGCGTTACGATATGATGTATTTCTGGCATAAGGCTCCATATATCACCCGCCATCCTGTCTCCTTCGTGAAACACGTGAAGGGTGATTGGCAGGATTGTATCGCCAACAGCGACGCTTGGCGTGCCGGGACCGACGGCGAGTTCTCACCGGTGATGCGCGACTGCTACGCGGGGAGCTTCTCATTCATAGGTGACGCAGATGGAACAAGCGTGGTCGGTTGCATGCTGACGAGGTGCAAGACGTTAAGTATGTATGGTAGTAAGACTTCTGGCTACGGCTCCTTTGCCGGCTGCACCTGGTACTCCGTACCGATAGATTCGGACAGCGTGTTCACGGACTGTGAGGCGGGCGAAAGGTCCTTCGGCCTGGGCATGAAGAACGAGGGTACTTTCATACGTTGTCGAGGTGGCGATTATTGCTTCGGGTCGACCACCCATGACTTAGACAATGGCGAGTTTGCCGGATATGCGGAGGACTGCGTTGGTGGGAGGGGTAGTTTCGGTGGGCGCCTCGCGGGAATTACTTGGGGGATGTGCACGGGGACACTCATCCGCTGCGTCAGTCGTGGGAGCGAGCTGCCTCTTCGCTTGGAGGGGGCGACAGTCGAGGGGTGTTTGCTGACGACCGGGGTCGCCGACCAGGACGGCGTGACGCTGCTCGACGGTGGCAGTCGCATTCATGACTCGACCATCCTCGTCGTCGAGGGCGGGACCGGGATCCCCATCAACGCAGGCAGCGCCCAAACGGTCTCAGCGGCCGGGAACCGCTACAACAACCGTTCGGCCAGCGTGACAGGTCTTGGGCCGAACGTGACGAATACGGGAGCGGGGGAGCCTGCCGCCATCCTCGCCGACACGGGCGAGATCCAGACCGACTGGCACGACGGTGGGCGACTAGATGAGATCCTCGACGGCCGGGCGACACCGGCCGACGTGCACACGACCGTCACGCCGGCCTACGGGCGGGGTTCGTCCAGGCGCGTCGGCGGCATCATCCATCTGCCCGAAGACTCGGACGAGACGCTGGCCTGGCACCTTGCCGATTCGGACGGCGAGGACGTCGATCTCACGGGATACACGGGCCTGGCCCTGGAGGTCTACGCGGCCTCCGGCGACCTTCTGTTCGAGCGGACTCTCGCGAACGGCGGCCTGGTCATCGACAACCTCGAGCACGGCCGCGTGACGATCACGTTCACCCCCGACAATCTCGCCACGGCCGGGACCTGCAAGTACGAGTTCTGGGGGACGCAAGAGGGCGGCCTTCCGACCTGTTTGGCGCGGGGGTCGCTGATCATCGAACCGACGTTCGGACCGACGTCCTGAAATGGAGCCGACACGATGGCGGACGGATTCGTGAACATCAAGTTCTCGATGTTCTTCGACAAGGCCCCCGTTCTGCGGGCCGTAGACCGGGCCGAGAGGCGGGTCCTCGCGAAGGCTGGGGCGTTTGTGCGCCAGCGAGCCAAGAGCGCCGTCCGCCGGCGCAAGCGCGTTTCCCGGCCGGGCCAGGCACCGTCGAGCCACGCGGGGCACCTGCGGCGGCTGATACTGTTCGGCTACGACCGCGCGGCTTCCTCGGTCGTTATCGGGCCGCTCCTTTTCCGCTCGCGCTCCTCGCCGACCGTCCCGGAACTCCTTGAGTTCGGCGGGATGGTCACGCGCGAGCGCAAAGGCCGACGGCGACGAGCCCCGGGTACACGCCGCAGGATGCGCTATCGCCCGAGGCCGTTTATGGGACCGGCGATGGAGGCCGAGGCGCCGAACTTTCTCTCTCTTTTCAAGGATTGCATAAGGTAGCCCCCGATGGAAATCGGGGGTGTGCTGTATGGAGATCACGCTGATGGCGGGTGCACGAGAAATCCGGGCGGGCAAGGCCTACGTCGAACTCTCGACGAAGGACAAGATGTCGCGCGGCCTCGCCCGCGCCCAGGCCCGCCTGCGGGCGTTCGGAGCGGTCTGCCAGCGCATGGGCCGGAGCCTTTTCACCGTGGGCGGGGCGGCATTGGCCGGGCTTGGCGCTGCAAGCAAAGTGTTCGCCGGCTTTGAGAAGCAGATGGCGGCGGTCTCCACCATGCTCGACCGGCCCGTCGCGCACATGGCCAGATTCAAGGAAGCCGTCCGCGACATGGCGATCTCTTCGGGACAATCGACCGAGACCATCGCCAAAGGGCTCTACGATATCCTCTCGGCCAGCGTCGCCCCGGCCAAGGCGCTGGGATTCCTTCGCGTGGCCCTCCGTGCGGCGGAGGGGGGCATGACCGACGTGGCCACGGCCACAAAGGGCATGATCCGCATCCTGCGCGCCTATGACATGGACGCGGCGCAGGCGGCCGACATCAGCGACACGCTGTTCACGGTCGTCAAGAAGGGCGTCATCACCTACGAGGAACTGGCCGAGCACATCGGCTCGGTCGCGCCGAGCGCCCGGGCCGCGGGTCTGACGCTTCAGCAGCTCGCCGCCGCCATCGCAACCGTCGTGTCCGTAGAAGAGCCGACCCGCGCCATGACCGCCCTGCGTCAAGCGATCTTCGAGGCCGCCGAGGAAGGAACCGACCTGCTGTCGTTCGTGCGTGAGTTCAAGGGGGCCGATCTGGCCAAGGTCATCGCCGCCGGCATTCCCAAGCGGGCCGCCCAGGGCGTGGTGATCCTCGCCAACAATCTGAAACTGCTCGATGAGAACCTCGCGGCGATGGCCGGCAGGGCCGGCGCCGGCGAAGAGGCCTACAAGAAGATGGCCGGCACCCTCACGAAGGCGTTCAACCAGGCCAAGCAGGCGGTCGTTGTCGCGGCGGGACGGATCGGGGAAGCCCTGGCGCCCGTCCTCAAGGATTGGCTCTCCGGCGCCAAAGAGGCGATTGAATCCTGGGCGACCTGGATCCGCCAAAACCGCGAGCTTATAGCCGAATACGCGAAACTTGCCCTCAAGATCGCCGCCTGGACCGTCGGCCTCGGCGCGGCCCTCATCGTCGTCGGCAAACTCACGGGGGCCATTACGCTGCTCGCCAGCCCCCTCGCTGTTGCGCTCGGCGCTGTCGGACTGTTGGGCTACGGCCTCTATCGGCTCAGCGGCTATTCGGTCGAGGCCATCGGAAACATCACGGCCTACCGCGACGCCCAGGACAAGGCCCGCGCGGCCGATCTGGCCCGCCTCCGACAGCTGGACGAACTCACGAAGACAGAACGCCTGAACACCCAGGAAATGGCCGAGGCCAAGCGGCTCATCAATGAACTCTCGGACCGGTACGGCGATCTCGGAGTCACACTCGACGAGACAACCGGCAAGTTGGAGAACGTGTACGAGGCCACCAGGAAGGTGCACGATGAAATGCGCAAGCGCCGCGCGAACGAACTGATCCTGGAAATCTCCAAGTTGCACAACAAGATTCAGCAGCTGCGCGAGACGTTCACGGGCGGGACGGCGAAAAAGGTATTCAACTGGGCCACGGGCGCTATGGAGAACGCCGGTGACCGCATCGTCCGGTTGCAGCGGAAACTGACGAGGACCGTCATGGAACTCCAGGCGGTGCGGGCCGGGGTAGGCGCCGAGGGGCTGACGGGCGGGGTCAAGGTGCCCGCGGTCGTCAAAGCCGCAGGGAAACCCGCCGTCACGGCCGGACCTGAGGAACCCCCGCTCTGGTCGCGCGAAACGATGGAACTCCGGACAGGGCTTCGGATGGAGGCGGAAGCGAGAGGCAAGGTCGATGCCCTCAGGCTCGCCGCTCTCGACGAGGGAAAGCACCTCAGGTACGAGATCGCGCGGGCCGAACTGGAGGCCACCAAGGAGGGCGCCGATCTGCGCCTGGCGCTGCTGGAGTTGGAGCGCCGACAGGCGCTGGCGCAGGTCCCGGAAGGGGTGGATACCGCCCTCATCAAGCGGCTCTACGACGCCCGCCGGCAGGCCATCCTCGCAGGGGCCGAAACGGCCAAGGTCGCCCGCCGCTTCGAGGTCCGCGGCCAGTTCGGCGGCCTCGGGGCCGAGCGGATCGGGGGCGGGAATACGGCCGAACGGATGGCCAGCGGGATCGAGGAGATCGTGAAGAACACAAAGCCCTTGCGCCAAGCGGGAACGCTGGTGTTCGGATAGCCTGACCAGCCCCCGATGGCAATCGGGGGTGGAGTAAAAGATGGCGATAACCGTCGAGGAAAAACCCGACAGCCGCGAATCCACCCAGGGCGACACCAAGTCCGCAACGCTCACGTACATCGTCCGGGGGACTGCCGACGATGCGGCGGCCCGCGCGGCACTGGCCGCCGAAGCGCCGCTCACGCACGATGGCCTTGTCCGCCAGACGTGCGCCGTCGACCCGGTTCACATCGACAGCGGTAACGCCGCCGTGTGCGCGTGGACCGGCTCTGTCGAGTACGGCCAGACCTCGGGCGCGAGCCGCGAGACCGGCGACTCGACCTTCTCGTTCGACATCGGCGGCGGCACGCAGCACGTCGTGACGGCGGCGCCGGGTAAATCCATAAGCGCTTGCGCCCCGGACGGCGAGACGGCCCCGCCCGCCCACGGCATCGGCGACAACGGCGAGCGGTGCGAGGGCGTAGACATCATGGTCCCCGTCTATCACTTCTCCGAGACGCACTACCTGTCGGATTCGGTCGTGACGCCGGCCTATAAACAGACGCTGTTTCAGTGTGCGGCGAAGACCAACCTGGACGCCTTTCGCGGATTTGAGGTCGGC